CTTTAAGAAGAGGATGGACTGCTAATACTGAAGCTGAAGCAGAGGGGGGAGCAGTACCAGATGCAACAACGTATGCGAAATCATTAAGAATTGCCAGGATGGGAAACAATTATATTATAATAGTTGAAAATCCTGTTAAATATGCTTCTTATGTCGAATATGGACATAGACAAGAACCTGGAAGATATGTTCCTGCAATTGGAAAGAGATTAAAAGCATCTTGGGTTGAAGGAAAATATATGTTGACTATATCTGAAAAAGAACTAGAATCTCAAATTCCGGCATTACTTGAAAGAAAAATGAAAAAATATATTGAGGAGTGTTTTAATAATGGTTGATAGTGTTATAAACGAAATAGTAATTGGTCTTGCTACAAAAATTAATAATATATATGAAAAAAAATATCCTATATACACGGATGCACAACAGCAAGGTGTTGATAAGCCTTGTTTTTTTATAAAGTATTTGAATGGTGAGGAAAATAGAGAAATAGGATTACAAGATAGGTTTTACAAGGATAAAGCAAATTTTGTAATTATAGGTTATACGGAAGATGGAAATACTGAAATTCTAAATAATATGATAGATAATTTATATGATTTAGAATATATTGAACTTACAGATAAAACACTATTAAGAGCAAAAAAAATGCATCCAAAAATAGAGGATGGTGTTCTACACTTTTTTATAGACTATGAAATATTTATAAAAAAAGAAAATGTAGCAACAATAAAAATGGATAATTATGATTTGACTGGGGAGGTAAAAAAAGATGAAAACATCTAAAAAAGAAACCAAAAAGGAAGTAAAAAAGGTAGCTGAAGAAAAATACACAAAAGAACAAATTGTTAACTCTAAAACTTTTATTAATAATAGAGATTTATTAAATGCTGTATTAGAAAATAAAAGTTATAGTAAAAAAGAAATAAATGAAATAATTAAAAATTATAAGAAAGGAAAGGTGAACTAATATGGCATTAGGTGGAGGAACTTTTATAAGCCAAAATAAAAAATTACCTGGTTCATATATTAATTTTGCATCTGCACAAAATGCTTCATCTTCAATTGGAGAAAGAGGAATTGCTGCAATGGCAATTGAAATGGATTGGGGAAAAGATGGAGAGATAATCGAAGTCACATCTCAAAATTTTGCAAAAGATTCTTTAAAAATATTTGGATATGATTATTCAAATGAAAAATTAAAAGGATTAAGAGATCTATTCAAAAATGTTAAAAAAGCATATTTTTATAGATTAAATTCTGGAAATAAAGCAACAACAGATATTGCTACTGCTAAATGTAGTGGTACAAGAGGAAATGATATAAGAATAGTAGTTGCAAAAAATATAGATGATGATACTAAATATGATGTTACTACATATTTAGGAACAAAAGAAGTGGATAAACAAACAGTAAAAGAAGTTAGTGAATTAGTAGATAACGATTATGTAACATTTTCTATGGAAACTCTTGAAGTTACTGCAGGTAAATCTTTAGAGGGTGGAACAAATGGAGATGTTAGTGGAGAAGCACACCAAAACTTCTTAGACAAGTTAGAATCATATCAAGTAAATGCAATTGGATGTACTGTTAAAGATGAATCTACATCTAATTTATACGTTCAATATGCTAAAAGATTAAGAGATGAGCAAGGTATAAAATTCCAAGTAGTATTATTTAACAATGCTGCAAATTATGAAGGTGTTGTAAATGTTAAGAATACAACAGTTGAAGATGAATCAGCACTTGTTTATTGGGTAACTGGAGTAATTGCAGGATGTGAGATAAATAAATCAAATACTAATAAAACATATGATGGAGAATATACAATTAATGCAGATTATACACAAGCTCAATTAGAAACATCTATTGATAATGGAGAATTTGTACTTCATAAAGTTGGAGATGAAATTAGAGTATTAGTGGATATTAATAGTTTAGTTGACACAACAACTGAAAAAGGAGAAGAATTCAAATCTAATCAAACAATAAGAGTATTAGATCAAATTGCTTCAGATGTCGCTAGTGTATTCAATTCTAAATATCTTGGAAAAATAGCAAATAATGAAGCAGGAAGAACTTCACTTTGGAGTGATATAATTGCATTATTTAAAGACTATCAAACACTTCAAGCTATTGAGAATTTTGAAGATGCTGATATAAGTGTTGAAATAGGAAATGACAAAAAATCAGTAACAATTAATACGAATGTACAAGTAATTAATGCTATGGAAAAATTATATATGACAGTAGTTGTAGAGTAAAAGAGAACAATTGAAATGTTCTCTTAATTTTTTTATAAGGAGGAAAAAAGATGGGAAATATTACAATGAATGCAAAAGATGCCATCAGTGCAAAATTAGCTGAATGTTTTGTAACTATTGAAAACAGAAGATATTTACTAATGCAAGGTAAAGATTTTGAGGCTAAATTTGAAAAAACTAAAAAAGAACTTAATATATTAGGAAAAACAGGTTCTGGTAATAAATCAACTGGCTGGAAAGGTACAGGAAAGATTACTATTTATAAAAACACATCTATATTTGATGAGTTAATGGAAAGATACAAAAATACTGGAGAGGATGTTTATTTTGATATTCAAGTAACAAATGAAGATCCAACATCTGCAGCAGGAATTTGCACAATGGTATTTATGGGATGTAATGTAGATGGAGGAGTTTTAGCAGCTTTTGATGTAGATGGAGATTTCCTAGAACAAGAAATAGACTTTACATTTGAGGATTTTGCTAATCCAACTAAATTTACACAATTAGCAGGTATGCAATAATTATAATAATAAATAAAAAATAGAAAGGAAAGATAAGATATGAGTTTAGAAAGTTTTATGTTGAAAGATGAAGTAAAGGAAGTTGAGTATGTAGCTTCTAATAGATTTAAAGATAAAGATGGAAATGCTGAAAAATGGAAATTAAAAACTATTACTGCAGATGAAAATGATGCAATAAGGAAACAATGCTATAAACAAGTTCAAGCAGGAAAAAGAATGAAACAAGAATTTGACACTGTAAAATATTTAGAATTGCTAGCTGATAAATGTGTGGTATATCCAGACCTTCATAATGTTGAGTTGCAAAACTTCTATGGAGAAATGGATTCAATAAAATTATTGAAAAAGCACTTGTTAAATCCTGGAGAATATGATGACCTTATGGCTGAAATTCAAAGAATAAATGGATATAGTTTAGATGATGCGGTTGAAGAAGCAAAAAACTAATACAAGAAGGCGATAGTGATGCTGTATTTGCACATTATTGCCTTCAAAAACTTCATAGATTTCCGCATGAATTTCTAAATTTAGATTTCAAAGAGAAGGCCTTTGTCATAGCATCAATACAATTACGAGTAGATGATGAAAAGAAAGAGGCAGCAAAAATAAAGAAAAAGTAATTATATCTTATTTTTTCTAAAAGGAGGAGAATATGGCTACTATAAGAAGTTCGATAGTGGTTCAAGATATGGCTTCCTCTGTATTCGCAAAGATAAATTCAAATCTAAATAGAACAACAAGAGGTTTTAAAAATCT